TTCTTTAGTTCTCTAGTGTCAATACCATTTTCCGTTGACCACTCATCGTCTTGCACCACAAACCCAATGGACATCTGCGTGATATCCCCACGGCGTATGCTTGTTTGCAAGTCTTTTGCCCAGCTCGTTTCAGGTGGGTTGATTCTCACTCTCAAGCCTACTTCGTCTTCGACAAGTTCAAGCGTGCCTGACCTGTTTCTACCAAGCACATAGTTTGGGTCGTGATTAAAAAGCGCCCTAATATCATCTCTGCCGATACTCTCGGCAAAAGCACCTTTTCTTACGATTTCACGGAACGGGAATATACCACCGAGTGTTTCACTCCACGAGTCAAAGACTGCTGCGTGACCTTCAATCATCGGTCTTCCGTTTTCGCTTGCGTCGTCTATCACTCGTAGTTCCGTCATCGGTAGCATCCTGATTTCCTTCTTGCCCTTCATCGTTTCCTCCTTTTACTTTTTGCTCTTTCGGTAGGCTTGCCCCTACCATGCTGCTATTAACGAGATAGTCATCCCCACCCTTTTCAGCAGGGACAAGTGGCATATCTTCGAGCCTACGTATATCGTTAATTGACAACCAACCGTTTTGTCTGCCGACGGCATATCCTTCCATTCGGCTTTTATAATCACCTCGCATCAGTCCGTCTACATTGAACTTTGCGAAATACAAAAGCCGTTCACTATCGTCTAGTAGCAAACGGCTTATCGCTTGTTCCCATCGCACTAACCACGGCCGTATAGTGTGCTGAACAAACTCAATTGATTGGTGTTCTATATTTGAAAATGTCGCTCTGTCTAGGTCGCCTACCATGTGGGGTGGAACTCTAAACATTCGGCAAATTTCATTGACTTGGTATTTTCTCGTTTCCAGGAATTGAGCGTCTTCTGGTGCTATGCCTATGGAGTGATATTTCATTCCTTCTTCTAGCACCGCTACCTTATGGCTGTTCCTTGTACCTTGATATACCTTGTTCCACGAGTCACGAAGTTTCTCTGGGTCTTTAAGGATACCAGGGTGTTCTAGAACCCCACCAGGTCTAGCACCATTGCCAAAGAACTTTGCACCATACTCTTCCGTGGCAAGCGCAAGACCGACAGCCTCTCTTGCTTGGCCTATCGGACTGATGCCCTTTACTCCGTCAAACGACAAGCCTTTTAGGTGGAAGACTTGGTTCGGCTTATACACATAGGTTTCGCTCGTAACATCGTCCGTGTACGTGTACTTGATTTTTCCCGTTTGGGTATCTCTTTCCACCACCATGTTCTGTGGTTTTAAGTACCATAGTTCCGTTACGTGTCCTTGTTTTCGTATGATTCTTGCGTAGGCATTACCCCACAGCAAGAGTGCCGACATCATCATTTCCCTAAACTCAAACGAGGTCATTTCTTCGTTTGGCATTTCGTAAAGGCAAGAAAAAAGCGGATGCTGTTCCGCCAGTTCGTTCCTTCCGTCTTTACCTTTCCTAAATAAATGTAGTGGTAGGCTTGCAACGGATTCCGCTATGATTTTTACGCATGAGTACACCGCCGTGGTTTGCATTGCTCTCATTTCGTCTACCCTTACGCCACTATTACTCCCACCGTAACTATCTACATCTACACCACGAATAAACTCTTGCATTTCCTTGCTTGGCTTATTCCTTTTCTCTTTAGGGGCATCTCTACTCCTACCAAATAATCCCATTCGTACCTCCATTTTTCAAAATAATAACACCGCCCTAGTGGACGGTGTCTTATAACCTACTTATTTTCTTTCTTTGAGTGGTGCGCTATCCATCAGCGCCTCCACTACGTTGTCTATCGCCTTTCGCTCTGCATCGTACCTGTACATCGGCATTCTGCCTTTCGTGAATGCTAGGCGATATCTATCGATTTCGCTCTTCCTGTATTCGTCAGCGATTATCTCTGGTGCCTTGGTCACATCTTCTCTTATCCGTGCCGTGAGCTCTTCGATTTTCGCGTCGTATATCTTATTGCTTTCAGCGTCGGCATTGTCGTGGAAGCCTTTGCTATAGTGTTTTAAGGTGTAGAAGATATCTCGTTTTGCCATCGTTTAGTCCTCCTCGTATTCTTCGTCTGCCATCTCTATGAGTCTTACGAACTCTTTGACCGACATCCATTCGTTCTCGCCTGTTTCGTCATTGTGGCAGTAGCAACCGCTATTATCGTTAAGGTCGCCGTATTTTTGTTCGAGTAAGGTTTCCAGGTATGCTAGTACTTTGTTTTTCATTTTCGTTCCCCCTTATGCTACCAACTCTTTGATTTTCGCTTGCACAGCTCTGTTTCCTTTTGCTATGTCTTGACAGGTACGGAAGTCGGTGAGTACCACTTCGCCGAGTCCGTTGACTCCCATGCGGTATCTGTATTCGCCGTATCTTTCGAAGAGTGCTTTTTCGTTGCTTGCCCATACCTTTTGGGTGGTTGCGCTGATGTTGTCGAGTAGGTTCTTTTTCATAGGTTTTCTCCTTTCTTGATTGTAAACAAAGTATACCGTAAACCACCGAAAGAGCCCAGCGAAAACGCGTGAAAACACAAAGAATTTACAAAAGAAAACAGCCTTTTTCGGCTGTTTTTTACTGACTATTTTATGTCGAATTCTTCTAGGCTAGTGTATAGATTGAAGTGGCTTACCGTGGGGTCGGTTTTGAGTGCTTCAATCTTCTTGTCTTCCTTGCTCATGAACCATTGTGCATAGTATTTTCCGTTTGACCGTTGATAGAATGCCACGCACGTGAACCCTTGTTTCATTATCTTCTTGAACTGCTTTTCGTCATCCGTCAGTTGTATCAGTTCGTTCACTAGGAAGCTGTACCCTTCCATGAAGTTGCTATCCTTCATGATATCCCTTGTTTCTTTGTCGAACCTTTCGTCTTCTGCCATTCTCTTTACGGCATCATTTACGATAGGTTCGTATTTTTCTACCCCAGGTGCGCCGTTGTAGTATGTTAGGTCGCTCATCGCTCCGTCGCCGTAGTCTGCATATAGTGCGATTTTCTTCCCCTCGTACCACAGGTCTGCCGTTACCCCTTCCCAGTCCCTTCCAGGGAATGTCTTTACATTTTTTACTTTGAAACCGTATAAACTTGCCATCTTTTAGTCCTCCATTAACAGTAGTGATGTGTATCTTGCGTAGTCATAGCCTTCGCTTTGGACGATTATCTGTCCTTTTGCTTTCGTTCCTACTACTTTTAAGCAGTGCCATACACCATTCTCATCGACTTTCATTAGGTCTTGATTTTCCTTGATGAAGTTTTTGTCTTCGAGTAGGTCAAGGCAGAAGTTCTTGAACTCGGTATCGCTTAAGGTTATTACCTTTTCGATTACCACATTCACCTCTTCGCCATCCTTTTGCAAGGCTACTCTTTCTGCCCATTGGTTGGTGCTGCTAGCCTTTCTTACCATTCTTGCTTTCATTGGGGTTTCCTCCTTTTTTGTAAGCAAAGTATACCGTAAACTACTGAAAGAGCCCAGTGAAAATGTGGCTAAACATAATATTTTAACATATTTTTTTACGTAAAAAGTACGGACTTTTTCCGTATTATTTTGTGCTATACTTATGCGTTAGTCAAAAATCTCAACACCATCCCTTATGTGTTTAACCTCTATTGCAGGACATAATTCTTTGTATCTACGAACGATTACGTCGCAGTATTTCGGTTCTAGTTCTATTGCACAGCATTTGCGGTTAAGCTGCTCTGATGCAATAAGGGTTGAACCGCTACCACCAAAAGGTTCAAGCACCGTATCCCCTTCATGGCTACTGTTATAAATAAGTTTTGCACAAAGGGTTATCGGTTTCATGGTAGGATGGTCAGCACTTCTTGTCGGCTTGTTATCCTTGATTACCGTTGTCGGTGTTTCTAGCATTTTTTCTACGAACTCCACAAGCTCGGCTTTGTTCATCTTTTTAAGGTTTTCCTTAATGTCTTCGAATACCGTTGCTAGCGTGCGGTCATTTATAAAGTAATGTCCTGCCCCCTCTTTCCATCCGTAAAGAATAGGTTCGTGTATCCACTGGTAGTCTTGTCTTCCAAGCGTAAAATGGTTCTTATACCATACCAGGGTTTGAGCATACTTGAACCCAGCGTCTTGAAGTGCTTTCGTAAAGTTTATCGTTTCTTTCGTGCTATGGAATACGTACACGGGTGCGCCCTTTTTCAGGTTAGCCTCCGTTGCCTTATAAAACGACAACAAGAATTGATAGAACTCGTTATCACTCATATTGTCGTTTGCTATATCTCTCCCGGCACCTGATATCGTGCTACCGTAGTCAATGTTGTACGGTGGGTCGGTCACCATAATGTCGGCTTGTTTCCCACCAAGCACTTTTGCTACGTCTTCTTTCTGGGTGCAATCGCCACAGAGTAATCTGTGCTGACCTAATATGTATAGGTCACCAAATTTGGTCTTCGGTTCTCCCACCGATTCGATTGCTGCGTCAGCATCAAAGTTGTCTTCGTGGACATTTTCCATGCTACCACTACCGAACAGTTCTTGAGCTTCTGCAAGGTCAAAACCCGTGAGCGTTACGTCGTAGCCGCTCTTGTCTAAATCTTGGAGCAAATTTGCAAGCAAGGTGTTATCCCATTCACCGCTAATCTTGTTAAGCGCAATGTTTAAGGCTTTTTCCTTTTTGTCATCCAAGTCCACGATTACACAATCGACTTCCTTATGCCCAAGGTCTTTCATTACCTTTAGGCGTTGGTGTCCGCCTACCACGTTGCCCGTTCTCTTATTCCAAATAATAGGTTCAACATACCCAAACTCTTCTATGCTTCGTTTGAGTTTTTCATATTCAGCGTCGCCAGGCTTTAAGTCCTTTCTAGGATTATACTCGGCCGCTTTTAATTCTTCGACTGGTTTCTTTTCTATTACCATTGTTTCCTCCTAAATAACGATTATTCCACGTTCGTTATAAACGCTATCCGCTTTAGTATTTCGGATTGCTCGATCTAGTGCCATTACCGTTGCAACAGCACCGTCTATTCGTTCCGTTGATTTCTCTTTATCCATCTTTATATTTCCTGCCGGGTCAGTTCTTACGAATACATTATCCATCATCCATCGGAGTGGAACATTACCACCGTGTGCTATCTTCTGCTCAAGCACTAGTTTCATTAGTTCCTTGGTCGGTGGACTCATATCTTTATACCCTTGACCAAACGGCACTACCGTGAACCCCATTCCTTCTAGGTTTTGCGTCATCTGTACTGCTCCCCATCGGTCAAACGCTATCTCTTTGATGTTGTACTTTTCACCGATGCTTTCAATGAACTTTTCTATTTCCGCGTAATGGATTACGTTCCCCTCGGTCGCAAATATTTGTCCTTTCCCAAGCCAGGTATCATACGGGACATGGTCGCGTCTAACACGAAGTTC